TGGCGAAATTAAAGATCTTATTAAAGATGGCGTTCTTGGAGCTTTTTCTGTTGGTTTCAAAGTCAAGGACGCTGATTATATATCAGAAACCGACGGATATAAGATAAAGGACGCTGAACTATTTGAAGTGTCTGTTGTTTCGGTTCCTTGTAACCAAACCGCAGTCTTCTCTCTAGCAAAATCATTTGATAGTATGGAAGAGTACGATCAGTTCAAGAAAAACTTTATTAAAGAGACTTCCTCAATCGACGCTAGTGCAAAGATTGAGCAGTCAAGCGAGGCAAAAGCCGACAAAACGGAGACTAAAATGTCAGAAGAAAATAAAACTCCTGAAGTAAGCCCTGAGTTCGACCTTGAAGCATTTGCAAAGCAAGTAGCAGATCAAACTGCGACTTCAATTGCAATGAAACAAGCCGAGCAAAAAGCTAAGGAAGAAGCAGAAGCTAAAGAAGTTGCTGAAAAGCAAGCTGAAGTAGATGCATCTGAAAAAGCTGAATTGGAAGCTGAACAGGAAAAACAGAAAGTAGTTGTTAAGTCAAGTATTTCTGGAGCTGAAAAGCTTATCAATGATGTTGCCGCTAAGGTTGAAGAGAGACAAGGAGACTTAGAGTCTGTTGTTAAAGAACTTCAATCCGAACTATCTGAAAAATCCGAAGAGATTCAAGCTATGCGCGAATCAAAAAGAATTTTCCAAGATAGAGGAAACAAAAATTGGAAAGAAGCTTTCGAAGGCGATATCGTAGATGCCAAGATCTTAGGTCTTGCTACTGGTAGAGGTTATGACACTCCTTATGCTAAAAGCGTAATGGAAAAAGTTAATGCACACTCAGGTGTTGCAGTTTCTAGTGCAGACTTCGAGCAAATCGTATCTACTAACGTAGAAAGAGATATTCAAAACGAGCTAGTATTAGCACCGTTATTTAGAGAAATTCAAATGAATTCTGCTAACATGATTATCCCTATCCTTCCAGACAGCGGATACGCTGAATTCACTACTAACCAAGTAGCTAGTGGTTCTTCACCACATGGTAACTTGGCACAGACAGGCGACACTTATGGTGCACCTTTCGGTGGTGTTGACTTGACAGAGAAAACTCTATCAACTCACAAACTTATTTCACAATCTTACTTAGGTAACGAGACTGAAGAAGATGCAATCATGCCGATTCTTCCTTTAATTAGGGAATCAATTGTTAGATCACACGCAAAAGGTATTGAGAATGCGTTACTATTAGGTAACCACTCTACTGGTGTTTATACATCAGGAACTTTTGATGGTCTTATCAAAATGGCATCAGCAGATAGTGATGAAACTCAATCAGCAACAGCTGTAGCTTCAGATACTGTTACTGCTGCAGAATTGCTTGCTCTTAGAAAGAACATGGGTAAATACGGTGTTAATCCTAACGACGTAACTTACATTGTTTCACAGAGCGCTTACTTCCAATTACTAGAAGACGCAGAATTCCAAGATGCTAATCTAGTTGGTGATATGGCTACAAAACTCACTGGTGAGATTGGTCAGGTATTTGGATCACGTGTTTTAATGTGTGACGAATTCCCTGCTCAAGCAGCTAATGGGTACGGAGCGATTGCAGTATATGCAAGAAACTACGTAATGCCTAGACTTAGAGGTGTGACAATTGAGTCAGACTACGAAGTTGCTAACCAAAGAAGAGTTCTTGTTGCTTCACAAAGAATTGGTTTCACCGATCTAATCGATGGTGCTACTTCTAAGTGGGCTTATAAGTTCAAAGCTAGTTAATAGCTAACCTATAGTGGGGGTTCGCCCCCACTATACTTTTATTATAATATTATGGCAGATTTAGTAACAACAAACGAATATAAAGACGCTGAAGGAATCAGAGGCGAGAAAGAAGATGATCGTCTTAATGTAATCGTTCCTCAGGTATCTGACCTTGTCAAAAAGTACTGTGGTACTTCATTTGTTGACTACTATTCTACTAACAAAGTTGAAAACTTTACAATCAGTGATAACTACACCTCAACGATAATTGTCAGCGAGAGTCCGTTAACTGCGGTTGATGTTGTTCAAGAAAGAACATCATATAGTGGAGACTATTCGACTTTAACAACAGGAAACTATGAATACTATGTAGACTTAGAATCCGATGCTATCATCAGAACTGATGAACAAGGCAATACAAAAAATTGGGCAAAAGGAGTAGGAAGTGTTAAAATTACTTATAACGCAGGATACTCAGAATGTCCTAGAGATTTAAAACTCGCTATATTCGATCTAATTACTTACTATATGAAAGATGAGCATAAGCAAAGACAGACTCTAGGTGGAGCAACATTGCAAAACCAAGGCACTTCAGGAATGAGGACAAGTACTGACTTTCCAGATCACATCAAAAGAGTACTAGACTTATATAGAGTTGTAGTGTGATACAAGACGTAGCTAATGCATTAAAAGCTATGATTAGTACAGCACATAGGGAAACCTTTGATGAGTACTATAAACATAAATATAGCTATACAATGAGTGTTGTAAGAGCTACTTTAATGCGAAACTTGATTGACGCTATCAATAAGTTAAAAGATGAACAAACTGATGATTTGTTTAATACGGCAGATGAAAAAAGAGCTGCTATAGATGCTACATTTAAAGCAAAAGGCGGGTATAATAACGCTTTAAAAGATGCGGCAGAAATAGGTGTTAAAGCAACTTTTATGAAACCTGATATAGTTCACGGAGAATGGTCAAAGGTTTTTAAAGGTAAATTTATCATTGATAGAAAAGACGTAGTAGGCAGAGGAGGGAATGTAGTAAATATTGATCTTTCTGAAGGCGTACTAATGATGTCAAAAAGGTCAAAGAAAAATAATAAAACTGTGCAGTATAACTTAGTAAATGCTGCAACTAGAAACTTATTTGGAATGGCTAGAAGTAGAGCTTGGAATGTAATTGAAGTTTACTTTGCACAAGCAAAATCAGGAGCAGGGTTAAGAACAAAAGCTAAAGAGCCAAGACACTTAAAAGGACACGGAAAAGCAAAAGCACTAGGTCAAGAATTAAAACCTGCAGGAAAAGAACAAACAACAGTAGCTGTTCTTTCTTTAGCAGCAGATTGGAATAAACTAGAAAAGTGGGCGTCTAAGAAAAAATATATTGATGCGGACGTAGCAAAGAATGTTAGTGTAGCACAAGAAGCAATTTTAAATTATCTTGAATATGAGTATAAGATAGATAGATTTAGAGATGTTGACTTAAACGAATTTAGAGAAGACTTAGTAATCGATATTCATGCGACTGACCCTAAAGGAAATACAGGCATGAAAAAATACGATAAGCATGGTATTAAAGAAAACATGCAAAAATTCGTTGATAAGAAACTTATGCCACAACTTCTTTCAGGGATAAAGAAAGATAGTAAAAAATGGGTAGAAATGAAAGGTTCTACTTCTAAAAAAGATTTAATAGTAAAACAGCACCAAAAAATGCTAATAGAAAAACTATTAAAAGTTAGTGGAACAAGGCCTGATTTTAGATTAAAAGTTAATAAGCGCCTTTTAAAACAAGCAAAGGATGCAAAAGGAAAGTCAACTGCAAAACCTTTTAGTATAAATACTAATAAAAGAAAAGCTGGGGCGACTAAAGTTGGAAGAGCTGGACCTGTAGGTGCAGTTAAGAAAACTAAATCTCCTCAACAAAGGGCTCAAGGAAAGACAATGGATAGTCCTATAGCTTTAAGAAACTTGTTAAATGAAATGCTTCCACAAATGGTAGCAAGTAAGATGACCCCACCAGCACTACAATTTAGAACTGGTAGATTTGCAAACTCAGCCCGAGTTGAGAATGTAAATATAGGCCCAAGAGGTGGTATAGGTATAGACTATACTTACATGAGAAATCCTTATGAAACTTTTGAGCCAGGCAATAAACAGGGTAGCGTACAAAGAGACCCTCGAAAAATTATAGGAGCAAGTATTAGAGAACTTGCTATGGGAATACTAGGAAGACAACCTACCTCACTCAGGAGAAACTAATGGACGCAACTACAGCAAGAAAACATTCGACGCGTAGACGAGCCATAGTTGGAGCGATTGCGAGTAAGTTGTATGAAAGTTTGAATGGGAGCGCGCCCTTTAGAAGCTCTGTTCAAAGTGTAGAACCAAGACTTAGATTCTGGGACGAAGTTCAAGACTTCCCAGCAATTCAAGTGGGAGCAGGGCAAGAAACTCGTGAATATGAAGGAGCGGGTTTCAGATTTAGATTTTTACGAGTAACTGTAAGGTGTTATGTGCACGATCAAGACGATGTCATATTAGCACTAGAAGAGTTACTAGAAGATGTTGAAACTGTACTTGAAGATAATGATCCTTTAACGTATACGGATTCAACAGGAACGTCTCAATCTACCGCTAAGACTACAATCTTAAGTGTAGATACAGACGAAGGTGTTTTGGAGCCTCTCGGTGTCGGAGAAGTCATCGTAGAGATTCAATACTAGAAAAAGCTTAAGCTAAATAAATATTTAGTACGGCTCTTTCAGAGAATATTAGGAGAAAATAATGGCATTTCATTTTAGTAGAGATACCAAAGTATTCATGAAGTTTCACGCAAGTGCCGTAGGTACGGACGATGCACTTTATGAAATACCAGTACTAGATGGTTACTCCTTTAGCCAGGCAACAAACAGTTCAGAGATTACTTTGAGCGAAGCTGCTGATTCATCAGGTAACAGTAAAAGAGGTAGAGCAATGTTCAACGATTCTTTTGCACCTGCAGAATGGAGTTTCAGTACTTACATGAGACCAACTACATCAGGATCCGGTAATACGTGGGCGTCTAACGAACACGCAGGAAACGCAAAGAAATTTGCAGTAGAAGGGCCTTTATGGGCAGCTATGTCTGCAACCACTTATAACTTAGGTGTAGGCGGAACAGGAGCACCAACAGCTTCATCATTTGAGCCGAATGTATTTAACTTTCAAAACTCAAATAAAGTAGCACTTGGTGTGTTTGATTTATACTTTGTACTAGGAGCAGCAAAAGATGCTTCCCCTGCATTGTATACAACTGGCACAGACGGCGTAACAGTATATAAAATTTCTGATTGTTCAGTAGGCTCAGCATCTATAGACTTCGATATCGAAGGACTAGCACAGGTAGCTTGGTCAGGACAAGGAAAGAAAATTAAGGAAGTAACTCAACTCAAGACTTCTTCTGGTGGAGCAACATCTCCAGCAGTAGTCGGAGAAGAGCATACTGTCAAAGGTTTAATTAACGAAGGAATTGATAGTACTTCAAATTATATTAGACAAAAGCTTACATCATTAGCAATTGCTTTTGATTTAAGTGACTCAACAGGAGCAGGTGAGGCAAGTGATGGAGAAGATCAATTACTAGCTGATAAAACCTATAATGTTGTTTTAACTGGTGGTAATATTACGATTGAAAACAATCTAACTTACCTAACACCAGAAACCTTAGGGTCTGTTAATCAGCCTCTAGGACATGTAATGGGAACTAGAAGTGTTTCAGGTAACTTTACCTGTTACTTAAATAGTGCGGCAGACGGATCAATGGACTTATTAGAAGACCTACACGAAGCTGACGATATGATTACTAATAGTTTCGATATGACATTTAGCATAGGTGGAGCAAGTGCTCCTAAAGTTGCGGTAGCAGTACCAAATTGCCATCTTGAATTACCAACTCACTCTATAGACGATGTGATTGGTGTCGATGTTAATTTCCATGCGCTACCAGCTGATTTATCTTCAGCTACAGCCAGCGCAAGTGCAAATGAAATAACACTTACATATACATCATAAATAAACTTAACGGTGGGCAGGATAACCCTGTCCACCTTTTTTAGGAAAAAAATAAATGAACGATACAGTAAAAAAAGAGACTCCAAAAGCAGTCTCACTAAAGAGTCTAATGACTCCAACAAAAACAGTAGAATTTGACTATCCTGGTTGCGAAGGCTTTAAAGTAAAGCTTTGTTATCTTGCTAGAGAAGAACTCATGAGACTTAGAACTCGTTGTGTATCTCAAGTATTCAATAAGAAGACTAGAGGTTATGAAGAACAAATGGACGATGATAAGTTTTTAGTAGAGTATACCAAAGCAGTAATAAAAGGGTGGACTGGGTTTAAACTTGGATTTGCAAAAAATATGTTACTTTTAGGGGATTTAACTCCTGAACAAGAAGAATCAGAATTAGAATTTTCACAAGAGAATGTAGAAGTTCTTATGAAAAACTCTAGTGATTTTGATGCATGGGTAACAGAACAAGTTGGTGACCTAGAAAATTTTACGCAGAGCAAGTAGCCTGGGCACTTGCACAGATTGATAGGTTTTTTGGACAGAGTATAAGCGTAGAAGCATATATTCAAGTATGCCACGAACTAGGACAGGAACCAGACCCAGATGAGATGCCCCCTGAGCTATCGGATTTTCCGTTAGAGATTCAGGAGGCTTTTCTTATACATGCAATGTTACCAGATAGATGGGACGGAGCAAGTGGAAGTTACATGGGCAAAGACTGGTCTCCTTTAAGAGACTTGTTAGACATTCATAAAGTGGAAGACCAAAGGACAGTCACTTTCTTCTTGAAACACGTAGAGAGCACTAACACGATAAATATCAATGGAGAGCTTAAACGTAAGCAAGACGCCGACAAGAGGCGAGCGAAGACTAGATAATGGCAAAGAAAATTCAAGCTGCTGAGATTATTATTAAAACCACTGATGGTGGTTCTTTTAAAGTCACGGGAAAAGAAGCAGAAAAACTCACTAAGAAAATGCATAAGCTTGGTGGGGCTTCTCAAGCAACCGATAGACGAATAAAAGGTGTAACTCAACAGTCATCAAACGCAACAAAAAACTTTAGTAAGCAAGCACAAACCATGCAAGGT